CAGTGCTGGAGCTGTTATTCAAAGCAATATTACATCAAATTGTAATTGGACAACAGCTCAATTATTTGAATTAAATATGGCACAGTTTGGTGATACGGTATTTATTACTCATAGAAATAATCCAACTGTTAAAATAAAAAGAACAAGTGCGACAACCTTTGCGTGTAGTTTATTTGCATTTGATTCTCATTCTTCAGGATACCCTAGGTATCAACCATATTATAAATATGAAGATAGTTCAGTAACTTTAACACCAGCTGCAACTTCAGGTTCAACTGTTAATATAACAGCTTCTAGTGGAATATTTGATTCTGATTCAAATTGGGTAGGTAAAACTATTCGTATTGGTGGTAAAGAAGTAGATATAGCTTCACGAACAAATACAACAATCGTTGTTGGAAATATACGAGAAACATTAGCTGGTACAAGTGCTGAATCTGATTGGGATGAACAACTTATATCTTCTCATAGAGGTTATCCTCAAGCAGTTACTTTTCATGATAATAGATTATGGTTTGGTGGAATAAAATCTAAACCAGCTTCTGTTGTTGCAAGTCATGTAGGAGATTATTTTAATTTTAGTTTAGGAACTGGACTAGCTGCCGAAGGTATTGATGTTGCTATTGGTGGTGATAGTGTAAACGAAATACGACATTTTTATTCTGGTTCAAATCTACAAATATTTACAGATAGTGGCGAGTACATAATACCAACTTCCTCTGATACTTCGGCTATTACTCCTAGCAATATAGTATTTAGACGACAGACTCCTTATGGGTGTTCTCGTACTCGTCCTATCCTCTTTGATGGAGCAACTTTATTTACGCAAAAAAATGGAAAAGCAGTTAGAGAATTTATTTATTCAGATTCAGAAGCTGGATATGTAGCTACTAATATTGCAGTATTAGCCAATCATTTAATAGATACTCCTAAAGATATTGCTATGATTAGTGGTTCATCTACTCGTCCTGAACAATTTGCAGTTTTTACAAATAGTGGTTCTACTCATAATGGTAAATTAGCTATTTTTCATTCTATTAGAGAAGAACAAATTGCTGGTTGGACATTATGGACAACAAGAAATGGTGACACATTTCATAGTGTAACAAGTGCTAATGAAAATTTATTTTGTGTAGGCAAACGATCGTTAAATGGAAGTACAGTTTATACTTTAGAAAAATTTGCTGATGATGATTCTACGAGCCTTGATTGTGTAACCACTTCCACGATCTCCCAACGTGGTACTCCTCTTGTTCATGGTGCTTCTCAATCAGGGCTTACCTTAATTATGGACGGATTAACTTCTAGTCCACAAATACAAGAAGAATTTACTATTGGTGGAGTAACAGGAACATATCGAATTACTGCTATTACGAATAATGGAAGTAATACTTATACTGTTACCCTAAATACTGCTTTAGCTTCTTCTCCAGCAAATAATGCTGTTATTACTTTTACTAAAGGATTTTTACATACAGTAAATGGTATTTATACAAATGAATCAGTCAATGCAGTCTATGGTAATTCTTCTGTAGGAACTTTTACTATTTCTGGTTCTGATACAATTACATTTACAGTAGACCCACAACCAACAGGTGTCAGTATAGGATTTAATTATACTCCTGAATTAGAAACAATGCCTATTGATGTTGAAACAGAATCAGGTCCATTAACTGGATTACCAAGAAGAATAGTGCGTTGCATTGTTGATGTAGCTGACGCATTAGATGTATCATTAAAGTCACCTAACACAGCAACAGCTCATGAGTTAGTGATTTTACAAAGTGGATTTAGTGTGGGTAGTGATTTGATTAAACAAAATGGCAAAAAAGAATTTTACTTTTTGGGATACGATAAATCCCCAACAGTAACAATAACGCAGAATGACCCTTTACCATTAAAGGTATTGGGAATGGCTTTGGAGGTACAGTTTAGCTAATGGACCCAATTACAATGGCATATTTAGGTTATCAAGCTTTTAAAGTTGGTACAGAAGTTGTTGGATTATTTAATGATAGAAACCAAGACGCTTTATATGGACACAGAATATATAGAGAAAAACAATACGCAAAATTAAATGCGGCTCAAACTATTAATGTTTTATTAGATCAAGGTGAACAATTAGAAAATAATAATAAAGTTTTAGAAGGTGCGTCAGGAAAAGAATATGATCCAAGTGCTGGTTCTTTTAGAGTTATTCAATCTACAGTAGCAAAAGCAACAGCAGACGATATTCAAGCTGCTACTTTAACAGGTAATATTGAATTAAGTAAATTAGATCAACTTAGAGAAGAACATAAGAAAAAAACAATGGGTGTTATGTTTGGAAGATTAGGTAAAATTGCTGGGTCTACATATGAAGGATATGATTTTTGGGCAAAAAGAAATGAACCAAAAAGAAAATTTGGTGTCAATTATGACAAAGCATATGGAAGTGGTGAATAATGGCATTACAAAGAGGACAACGACAAATAAATTTACAAAGTAAAATGGGTGTAGTTCCTGTAGCTGATTCAACAGCTCTTGATAGTTTAGTACAACAACTTGGACCAACTGTTGAAAGAGGAATAATTAATACTGCTAATATACAAGACGAAACATATCGTAGTAATTTTAATATTGAATCAATGAAATTTTTTGGCGATCTTGCTATTAAATTTTCTAATGACCCTGATGGTTATAAAAAAGCTAGTGAATCATATATTAATGAAGCTGTAGGTAAAACACCAAAACATTTACAACAGTATGTAAAGCAAAGTGCTGAAAGTACATCTTATCCTCTTGGTTTTAAAATCCAACAAAATTTTATTACCAAACAAAAAACAGATATGGCTGACACTTTACAAATAGAACTAGGTCAGTTTTCTAATACTATTAATCAAGGAATTTTATCGGCACAAGACGAAGCACAAGAAACTAATGCAATTAATCAAATGATTAATTTATGGCAAGAATCAGAAAGAAAATTAAATAATTTAGCTGAACCATTAGGTTATAGCGAACAAGATATACAAGCTTCTATGAGAAGTATTTATATATCTTCTGAAACAACAAGAGCAATAAAAGTTGGAAAAGAATTAATCAATCAAGGAAGATTAACAGAAGCTCTTGAATATATAAATCAATGGGAACAAGGTGCTGATTCAGAAAATATGTATTACAAAAGTTTTACTGAAGCAGAAACTGCAAATGCGTCTACACAAATACGAAAAGAATTAACACAAGATATAGCAAACTATAAAGCTATGAAAGCTGGTGAAGTAGATGTAGCAAAATTACAATGGCAACAAAATGAAGTTAATGTCAAAAATAATTTGAAAGATTATACAACACCTTTTCCTTTTTTAATGGAAGAAATAGCTAATTTAGATTTTGTTATTAATAGTTCTAATCCACCAGCAAAAATTGATGAGATAGAAAAATTATATAAAAAGAAAATAGAAATACAAAATGCTGGTCGTGATGTAGCTAATGGTTCTGCTAGTATACATAATTACACAGAAGAAGATAAAAAAAATATTGTTAATGTTTTAAATTCACAAATTTTATCACAACCAATGTTTGAAGGATTAACATATGATGAAAGTGTTTTAGATTTATTAGCTGGAGGAGTTAATGAAGAATATTTAGCTTTAATGGAAGCTGATAAAAATAATCCTAATACAATGGGAGCTACTGATGAAGCAAGAAATACAATTAAAAAACACGCACTAGCTCATACAGTATTAGAAACACAATTTAAAATTGGATACTTAGATGATGTTACAAATAACTATTTGCGTAATGCAATAGAAAGTAATGATTTTGAAAAAATGCGTAATGGATTAGCAATCTATCAAATGATGACAGATAATAATGTATTTATGCAAAATGAATTAGGTGAATATGCAGATACATATTCTAAATTAGCAAGATACCCTCAACCATTAGCTACAGCAGATGATAAAGATTTACAAGAATGGATTAATGGTGGTGATGTAACTTATGATACTCATGTAGAAAAATTAGATACACAAATAGCTGAAACAAATGGAAATGTAATAAGTTTAAAATTTTTAGAAAATTCATCAGCTGTAAAAAATGCTTTATCAAGAGCAAGTCTATATGGATATACAACACAACAAGGTTTACGTTGGTTATTTGGTGAAAATTTTCCAGCACCTGAAGAACAAAAATTAGTTGAATTATTAAAAGATGATGCAACATGGATACCATTCATTAGTAAATTATATAATGGTATGCACCCAGAAGCACATGAATCTATAATTAATCAAGCTAAATTAAAATATCCATTATTAGCAACAGGTGATGGAACTAAATTTGATGAAGAAGCATGGAATGAAGCATTAGAATATGGAATGCATGAAGTATTAAATCAAGGATACGGAATGACTAGATTTAATGGTAATGGATTTATTGAACCAGAAGAAAATAATAATTGGTCTTTAAAATCATTATTACCTGATTTTCCATTTGTTGATTTTTTTGGACAAGATGGAATGGAAATGTTTGGTCTTGGTACACCAAATTTATCTTTTGTTAAATATCCAATAGAGCAAAGTTATAATGTTCCTAACGATTTATTAATGGCTAATATTAAAATTGATTTTGGTAATATGTATGATCAAGTTGCTGCCGAAGCTAAAAGAACTAATAATAATAATTTAATAGGTGAAACTTTTGGTATTTTATCTGATTCAGGTAATCCTTTATCAAAAGAACAATTTATGGGTATGTTAGATGTAGCTATAAAAAATAATCAAATACAATTTAATTATATTGAAGGAACAGATAATACTACTAATCTTCAAGGTGATATTATTCCAGCATATGAAGTTATAGTAAGAACTTCTACAGAAGATAAATTAATGGGAAAAGGTGTTTTTGGAAAAACAATAACATTAACAGATATGGATAATCTTGATAATAATTGGCGACCTATTGATGAAGATCAAATTAGAACAGGTACTTCTAATATTGTTGATCAAAGTGGTAATGAAATAAATTGGGCAAATATAAAAGCTAAAGCTGCTTATAACGCAATTCAAGAATATGAAATTAAATTTCCTGATCAAGATATGGGCTGGTACAAATCATGGTTAGGGTGGGTAGCAAAAACAGAATTAAGTTTAAATAATTTTTTAGGTTCAAAAGAGTTTGAAAATTTTACTGGAACTCCAGGCACTTTTACAACTGATGATGTGTATGATTTGTTAGGTGATCAAATACCATTTTTTAAAAATGAAACATTTCAAGAATTATACAAAAAAGAATTAGATAAACTTAATAAAAAATAATATGCCTTTTACTATTGGTGAACGAGATTATATTAACACAACAGCAAAACAACAATTTGCTAATCAAGGTACAGGATTTGATAAAGACGCTGGAAGTTTTACAAGTAGAACAACTGATTTAATTTCAAATACATGGTCTGGTTTTAACCATAATAATTTTTTTACTAACTTAATAGGATTAACACAAAAAGAAAAATTTGAAGCTGAAGAAGGATACAATCCTTTTGAAGATCAAGATATTAAAATGTTTAATTTTGACATGAATCCTTTTATTCATAGTCAAAGTAAAGCTCAATCAAAATCTATTGCTAATCATATTTTATATCGTTCTAAAATGGCTAATAGTCCAGCTTATGTAATGGGTAGTTTTCTTGGTTATTTGTTTGACCCAAGTACATTATTATTAGGATACGGAAAAATACCACAAGCTTTAATGAAAGGTTCATTAGCTCGTAAAACTGGAAAGTTTATGGGTGTTAATAGTATTGAAGAAGCTATTAAACAACAAAACGACCCAGCAAGAACTGATTTTGAATCATATATGACGATTGGTGCTAGTGCTGTTATTCCTAGTATTTTTCAAGGCTTAAAACATTTAGGTAATACAAGAGATAATACAAAAACTATTTTTGAATATAATTTAATTAAAGACTATTCAGAAAAAGCTACTCGTTCTTCTAAAATAAAAAATGATGTTGTTGACGCAACATTTAAAGATGTTGATGATCAAATATTACAAATAGAATCAAAATTTATTGATGATACAGTTGATATAGTAGATGATTTTTCTAAAGGTAGAGGAACATTTTTTAGAGGTGAAGGTGGTGGAAGATTTAAAGTAGAAGCTGTTGGGGGGAATGTATTTGGTGATGCTTTATATTTAGCTCCTACAAAATCTGTTGCTAAATTTCATGGAAAAAATATTAAAACAATTAATGTTAATTTAAAAAATCCTTTAATATTAAAAACAGATAAAGATTTAAATAATATTTTAATTACAGCTGGAATAAAACCAATGGTAGAAGGTGTTTTAGACCCACCAACTAAAAGTTTTGCTGGAATTAAAGGTAAAGGAAAACATAAATTTCTTGAATTTGATAAAGGAACTACAAAAGAATCATTAGATCAATTAAAAAAATGGTTAATAAATAATCAATATGATGGTGTAGTTGTTGACATAGGAAGAAGAACAGGAACTAAAGCAGATTTTAACAAAATTAGTGCAATAAAAGAAAAAGGACATTTAACTTTAGCTAAATTATTTTCACATGATCAAATTATTTCTTTCCAAACAAAAACGAAAACACAAAAAGAAAATATTGATACAATTATTGTTAATGATTTAAAAAAGTTTGCACCTGAAACTTTAGAAGCAGAATCTACTGTTGGCGCTCAACAAATTCCTAAAGGTAAAAATATTAAAAAAGAAATAGAAGGTGAAAAAATACAACCTACTGGTCTTGGTATTTTTGGTGAGAAATCTCAATTTACACCAATCTTTGATGTTTTAAATAATTCATTATTATTATCAGATAAAAAAATGATTACTCGTTTAACACATACACCATTAGCACAAATGAAAAATACTAAAGAGTTTGGATTTGAAGCTAGTGAAAAAAGTATTGATGTAGAAGCTGATATGTTCATGCATAGTCATAGACTAAAACATATTATGACAACATATGATTTGTATGCCAAATATTTAAAACGAGTTGCTAATAAAGATATTAAATTTAATGAACAATTATTTTTTGCTGGTAATAAGAAAAAAGGAATAATTGGTTTTAATGAATTTCGTAATGCTATTGGTATGCAATTATTTTACGGAGCTAAAGACTTTAAACCAAATATAAATGGATTAACAATATCTGTTCCTGAAATTCAAGAAGGAGCAAGAGCTGCAAGAGAATTTATTTATTCACCTGTTGGAGCTATGGCAGATGAATATAAAATGTTTTCTATTATTCCTGAGAAAGAATTATTATTTTGGGATGAAATTAGAAAAGTAGTTATTAAAAAAGCAAAAAAAACTGGTGACGCTACAATAGAATTTGAAAGTAAACTTAATCCCGGTGAAGTAAAAGTTTTTACGCTTGATGAAATAATAGCTAAAGTAGAATCATTACAAAGACGTATTAATCATTTAGATAAATATGGTGGTCTTAGAGAAAATTATGTTAATCGTATTTGGAATAAAGTAGCAATAGAAAAAGATGTTGAAGGATTTAAAAGAGCAATTCTTCAAGCATTAGAACCTGATCAAAAAATTGATATTAATGCTTTTGTTCAAGATATATTAGAACAAAAACCTTACATAAGAGCGCACACAGCTCAAGGTAATGACGCTGATATGTTTATTTTTCAATCACCTCGTTATTCTCGTAATGTAAGAAATCGTACTCTTAAAATGAAAGATTATCAATTAGCTGAACAAGGTTTTTTAGAATTAGATGTATTTGGTTTAGCTGATATTTATATGCGTCATATGGTGCCTGATTTATTTATTACAAAATATTTTGGTGATCCAAACGCTATGGGATTTAGAGTAGCAAGAGGAACTAATGAAGAAGGAATGTTAAAAAGTGATGATGTTTTTTATGAAGATGGATTAATTCAAATTCGTGATCAATATATGAATTTAGCAAATAAAGCTAAAAGTAAAACAGAACGAGATAAAATAATAGCATTACATGAAAGAATGTTAAAAAAATTAGAAAATTCTAGAGATTTAGTAAAAGGATTTTATGGTGTTTCAGAAACTCCTTATAGTGCTTTTAGTACTGGTATAAAATCTGCAAAAGTTATTAATAACATAGTTAATTTAACTGGCTTAGCACAAATAGCAGATGTTGGAAGAACAGTTATGATGAATGGTCTTACTCGTACTTTTGGTGGCATGATGGATGGTTGGGAAAAAGGTATGATGAATTTTAGAGCTAATGGATTAAAAGAAGGACAAACAGTAGGCGAAGCTCTTGATATGTATTTTAGTAATAGAGCTTCACAACTCGGAAACACACAAGATTTATTTTCTAATTTTTCATCAAGACCTGATGCAATACTTGGTAGAGTAGAAAACTTTACATTTAAATATGTAAACTTAATGAGTTTTTGGAACCAAGAAATGAAAGGTTTTTATTCTAGTTTAGCTTCTTCTCGTATTTCTGATGTATCTTTAAAGTGGGCATTACAAGAAGGTAAAATAGATTTAGGTGGAAGAAAACTTGCACCATTTTTTACAGAAAAAGCAACTGATGTAGAATTAAAAAATTTAGCAACATTAGGAATTGATTTAGATAAAGCTGTTAGAATTGCTAGAGAAGTTTTGCGTGTAAGTGAATTTGGTAAATATAATATTATTACTAAAAAAGATTTATGGACAGATAATATAGCATTAGATTCATTAAACTACGCATTAAAAAAAGATATAAACATTGGTATCGTAACTCCAGGAAAAGGTGATACGCCTTTATGGATGTCAACAGAACTTGGTGGTTTAGTTTCACAATATAAAAAATTTGCTATGGGAGCTTCACAACGAGTATTGATGAGAGGTTTACAAGATAGTGATTCTAAATTCTTAATGGGATTAATTATGATGACAGCTATTGGAATGTTAATAGATAAAATTCGTACAGAACAATACGGACAAGATTATGATAAAAAATCAGCTGTAGCTAAATTAACTGATGGTATTGATAGATCAGGTGTTACAGGAATTTTCTTTGATATTAATAATAGTGTTGAACGTATGTTTCATAATAGAGTTGGATTAAGACCATTACTTGGAACAAATAATCCTTATGGTTCAGATTTAGCAGATCAATTAGGTGTAGTAGGTGGTCCAAATGTTGGCTTAATAGATAAAGTTTTTAATATTATGTATGATGTTGGAAGTGGTGGTTACGATCAACACACAGCTAGTAATGTGCGTAGAATACTACCTTGGCAAAATGTATGGTACCTCGATTGGTTATTTGACCAAGCTGAAGAAGGAATGAAATAATGTCAATTACTATATCTGATACTACTCCTAGAGTACAGTATACAGCTGCAAATACACAAACTGCATTTTCAGTACCTTTTGAGTTTTTTAATAATACTGACCTTGTAGTAATTAAAACATCTAGTGGAACAGATACTACGCTTACTTTTAATGCGTCACCTTCTAGTGCGGCTCAATATTCGGTAACAGGAGCTGGTGCTAGTGGTGGAGGACAAATTACTCTTGGTGGTGCTTCTACTAATGGAGATATTTACACAATTTATAGAGAGCTTCCAATAGCTCGTACTACTGACTTTTCTGCTTCAGGTTCATTCCCAGTAGAAACACTTAATACAGAATTAGATAAAATTGTTGCTATGTCACAGCAACTTGAAAGAGATTTAAAATTTTCACCTAGAGCTGCTGCTACAACTTCAAATACTTTTGATTTAACTTTTCCTAACCTTGTCG